ACAGGCGACGTCGTAGGTCTGGTCCAAGTTCCAACATACATAGTTGCTACCGCGCCTTCCGCTGCGAGCATCGCTGGCTCTCACAATCGTATACGTTTCTGATGGTTTGGCAGGCGCGCCATGTTTGGCTGTATCCGACGGTACTGACTGGATTTCCCCTGCAGGCACCGCAATCGCAGACTCGTAAGGAGTAAGCTATGAGCTTGATTCCACGCAAACCCGCAAGTGCTGAGGAGATGGCCCGTCGCAAGGCCGCTCCAAAGGCCGTGAAAAAACCGGCCCCCAAAAAGGCTGCTCCGAAAAAGGAGGACTAACGCATGGATAGTACATATATCCGCGCAGGGCATCTGCAGAACAGCGGCTTTATTCGCAAAGACCGCACATCCATTAAGGCGCTGGATGTCGTTGGCACCTCTAGTGCCGGTATCTTAGAACTTTGGGACACTCTGGAACCTCCAGTACTTACTGGTACTTATGGGCGTTCTGGCACGACAGTCACTGTCACGGATACTGGTCACGGCCTTAGCACTGGTGATAAGATTGGTATTTCGTTTGAACCTGATGGTGGCGTTGTCGCCACAGCGGGCAACTACGAGATCACTGTGGTGGACGCGGATACCTTCACATTAACGGACATCAACAGCGGGACAATCGCAAATGACCCCGATTGTCGTTATGCCGATCATACTTCTGCAAGTGGGTTAGAGTCTCGCTGGTTGGCCACGTTCCGCACCGCTGCATCCGACACATACTTCAACGGGTTTAATATCCCGCAAAACGGCATTTTGGCCCGGAAGGGTGTCTACATCTACGTCTCCAACCTTGCTTCGGTAAACATTTACTATGGCTAAGGCTCCCACATCCAAAAAAGACCCTCGCCTTGCACGGGCGGGGGTATCAGGCTTCAACAAGCCTAAGCGGACTCCTAATCATCCGAAGAAGTCTCACATCGTCGTTGCCAAAGAAGGTGAGAAGATTAAGACTATCCGGTTTGGGGAGAAGGGCGCTAAGACTGCTGGCAAACCTAAAGCGGGCGAGTCTGATCGCATGAAGGCCAAGCGTAAATCGTTCAAAGCCCGTCATGGCAAGAACATTGCCAAGGGTAAAATGTCAGCCGCCTATTGGGCAGATAAGGTGAAGTGGTAATGGCTATCTCGCGTTCTCAGATGGGCAGTCAACTAACAGGTAACAGAACCTCTACAGGTGATGATGCTAAAGATCTTGACATCATTCGCTTTGGTAAGGGTGGTAAAACTAAAAAGAAAAAGTCTGGTGTTAATGCTGCTGGAAACTACACAAAGCCAGAAATGCGTAAGCGCCTTGTGGCAAAGTACAAGGCTGGCAGCAAGGGCGGGAAACCGGGCCAGTGGTCGGCAAGAAAAGCCCAGATGGTTGCTAAAGAATACAAGGCTAAGGGTGGGGGCTATAGAGATTAATGGCGCTCAAGAAGTCACAGAAGAGCTTGAAGTCTTGGACAAAGCAGAAGTGGCGAACAAAGTCTGGCAAGCCATCGACGCAAGGGAGCAAGGCTACGGGCGAGCGATATCTTCCTGAGAAGGCTATCAAATCTTTGACGCCTGCGGAGTACGCTGCTACGACGAAGAAGAAGCGCGAGGCCACCAAGAAGGGTAAACAGGTTGCCAAGCAGCCTAAGAAAATTGCAAAGAAAACCAAACGGTTTAGGAGCGTAGTAACATAATGGCTGTAGTAACCCCAGACATGCCAGAAATATTTGAGGAAGCCTATGAAAGGGCTGGCCTTGAAATGCGTACTGGATACGATCTTAAAACCGCACGAAGAAGTCTAAACCTTTTAACATTGGAGTGGCAGAACCGTGGTCTTAATCTCTTCACTATTGAGGCGGGTACGCTCGCTGTTACAGCGGGTACGGCAACGTATACCCTCCCTGCGGATACAATTGATATTATCGAACACCAAATCCGCACCGGAACAGGCACCAGCCAAGTCGATACGGCCCTCGAAAGAGTCAGTGTCGCAACCTACGCGCAGCAAACAAACAAAAACACGCAAGGTAGGCCGACCCAAATCTACGTCCAAAGGCTCCCAACAGAAACAAAAGTAACTCTGTGGCCTGTGCCTGACAGCACAACAACATACACGATATCTTATTTCAGGCTAAAAGGTATTGATGGCCTCTCATCTGGTGTGGGTTCCACAGTAACATCTGTGCCTCCACGGTTCGTTCCTTGCTTGGTGGCTGGCATGGCTTATTATCTCGCCATGAAGAAGAATCCCCAGATGGCAGCTAACTTAAAACAAGAGTATGAGTTCCAGTTCCAGCTCGCTGCTGGCGAGGACGAAGAAACAGCGTCGATTAAGTTTGTTCCATTTAACACGTTTATGATGGGTGCAGGATGAGTTACGCAAGAGGCAAATATGCTTTTGGCTACTGTGACAAGACAGGGTTTAGATACCCTCTGTCTGACCTTGTTCCTGAGTTTAACAACGGTGTTAGGACGGGGTTTCTTGTAGGCCGTGATGTGGTAGACCCAGATCAGCCACAGAATTTTTTAGGTAGGTTGAAGATATTTGACCCACAATCCCTACGAAATCCAAGACCAGACACATCCTTACAAGAGAGTCGTGGCTTGTTTGGTTTTAATCCTGTGTGGAATGACGCGCAGTATATGACAGCAGAGGCTGGAACTGTTAATATTAGCATAACTTAGGAGTTTGATATGCCAAAGGTTGGAAATAAAGAGTTCCCGTATACTAAAGCGGGCATGAAGGCAGCTAAGAAAGCGGCTAAAGATACGGATCAAGAAGTTCAGTACAAAATGGGCGGTGGTTACATGATGCGTAACAAGCCTATTGCCATGCGCGATGGTGGCAGCTTAAAGATGGTGAAGAACGAAAGCGGCGATAGCGTCCCTTTCTACGCTGCTGATGGCAAAGGTAAAATGGCCTACGGAGGTAAAGTAAAAAAGATGCGTGATGGTGGCGGTATGTGCCGTGGCATGGGCGCAGCCACCAAGGGTGGCAAGTTTAGAATGGCATAAGGGAAAGTTCAAATGAACTATTCAGAACTGACGCAAGCGATCAAAGACTACACGGAGAACACAGAGAGTACCTTTGTGACCAATATTCCTAACTTTGTGCGTCAGGCTGAAGAGCGGATCTTTAGGGATATCACTATCCCAGAGTTACGCAGGAACGTCACAGGCAATGTAAATGCTGGCAATAAGTATGTTGCGAGGCCTGATGACTTTCTAGCCACGTTCTCTTTAGCCATTATCAATGGCACAACTTACACCTACCTCTTAGACAAAGAGGTAAACTTTGTGCGGGAAGCCTACCCTGACACCACGGTGCAGGGGTTGCCACAGTATTACGCAATATTTGATGGGGATACCGCTACAGGTAATGGCAACTTCTTGCTTGGCCCTACACCTGATGCAGCATACGACTTGGAGTTGCATTATTATTATGACCCGCCTTCTATTGTTACCTCTGGCACATCTTGGCTTGGCGACAATGCGGAGGCGACATTGCTTTACGGATCTCTTATAGAAGCGTATACGTTTATGAAGGGCGAAGGCGATATGGTTCAGTTATATAATGAAAGATATTCATCAGCCCTCGTCAATATGGCTTCTTTAGGGGCTAAGTTGAGGACTGACACATACAGGCAACCTGCCGCTTAGGAGATAGGTATGGCAATAATTCAAACAACATGTACGTCTTTTAAGCTTCAGCTTTTACAGGCAGAGCATGACTTTGATGCACATACGTTCAGGATAGCTTTGTATTCTAGCGCCGCATCTTTGGGTGCGGATACAACTGTGTATAGTACAACAAATGAAATAACCAATACATCTGGAACGGCGTACACTGCGGGGGGCAAGCCGTTGACAGTGACATCTACATTTCCAAAGACCTCTGGCACAACTGCTATTGTGGACTTTGATAATATTTCATGGACTGACGCAAGCTTTACAGCAAGGGGGGCGCTGATCTATAACGCAAGTGCTTCCAATAAAGCGGTTGCTGTGTTAGACTTTGGAAGCGATAGGGTTGCTAGTGATAGTACCTTTGAAATACAATTCCCCGTAGCGGATGCCACATCTGCTATAATTCGCATAGCATGATAGGAGTTATCTAAATGGCGAGCTTTAACAAAGTAAATGATTTTGTGGTAAACGCAGTCCACAACATGGATCTTGCAAGCGACCAGCTTGCGGTGGCCTTAACAAACACTGCGCCGGGAAGCGAATCAAGCAACCCAACATCAGACGGTAACGGGATTGTTGGTAATCTTACAGAGATTAGTTACGCCAACTGCTCTTCTCGCAACCTGACTACAAGCTCATCGTCTCAAACTGGCGGGACATACAAGCTTGTGGTGGCAGATTTAACATTAACTGCTTCTGGTACTGTTGGCCCATTCCGTTACATCTATATCTTTGATGACACGGTTACTTCTCCCGCAGACCCAATCATTGGGTATTATGATTATGGCACCTCGCTGACGTTGAACAACGGTGACACATTCACCTTAGACTTCAGCCCAACTAACGGTGTTATTCAACTAGCGTAAGGCAGTATCATGGCAAAGCTCTTTAACAGAGCCAAGATGACAACCAGCACTACGGGTACTGGGACAATTACTCTTGGCAGTGCATCTAATGGTTTTCAGAGCTTTGCAGCCGCTGGTGTGAACAACGGCGATGTGGTGCAATATGTTATTGAAGAAGTAAATAACTTTGAAATAGGTACTGGTACATACAGCACTTCTGGCACAACTCTTACAAGAAACGTGCAAGAGAGTTCAAACTCAGATAACGCCATCAGCCTCGCGGGGAATGCTGTTGTCTTTATTAGTGCGGTAGCCAGTGACCTAAACATCTTGCAGGACGCAGGATCTACCAAAGTTGCAGCGACATCTTCTGGCGCTACGGTTACAGGTAATATAGTTGTATCGGGCACCGTGGATGGGCGCGATATCGCAACGGATGGTACAAAGTTAGATACCATAGAAACCAATGCTGACGTAACAGATAGCGCGAATGTGGGATCTTCTCTCACAAGTTTTGCTACGGGTACAGATGCGGGTTCTTCTGACCTTATTCCTGTTTATGATGTGAGTGCATCTGCTTGGGAAAAGCAGACGATTGCTAATGCAGCATTGCAGGGTCCGACAGGGCCTACTGGCCCGACAGGTCCAACTGGCCCACAAGGTGGTGCTGGCCCCACAGGACCGACTGGATCTCAAGGCCAAAAAGGTCAAAAGGGTGAGGTTGGTTCAACAGGCCCGACTGGTCCTACAGGCGGCACAGGCCCTACGGGGCCGACAGGTCAAAAAGGGCAAAAGGGGCAAACAGGTGCAACAGGCCCTACGGGCAGCACTGGTCCAACAGGCCCCACGGGTCAGAAGGGCCAGAAAGGTGAGGTCGGTAATACTGGTGGTACAGGTCCAACTGGACCGACAGGCTCCACGGGTCCAAACGGTCCTACGGGGCCAACAGGCAGTACAGGACCAACAGGACAGAAGGGCCAGAAGGGTCAAACTGGTAACACGGGGCCTACAGGATCAACGGGCCCGACAGGCCCAACTGGTTCGCAAGGCCCAACAGGTGGCACAGGCCCGACAGGTCAAAAGGGTCAAAAGGGTCAAAAGGGTCAAAAAGGGCAAACTGGCAACACAGGCCCCACGGGCGGCACAGGACCAACTGGACCAACGGGTCCATCGGGCGGCACAGGACCAACGGGGCCGACAGGCCCGACAGGTCCAGCCGTTATTCAAGAGGGTAACTTCTCAATGAATAATTCCGTCTCCAATGTTGATCTTCCGCTTAGAACGGATAGAGACATATTTGGTTTCTCAACGGATTTAATACTGACAAACAATAGCGGCTATACGGGCGCTTTCTGGCGAGTTAAAATGAGGAACGGAAACACTTTATACAACGTTGCACACAATACTGGATATCTGAGCGGTAGCAACGTTTCTGGTTCCTCGAGCGCAAGCACTGCCGTGCTTACGCAATTTGATGGCCTTTCGCAGCACAATCTTGGAACTGGTTCTTCTATGAACCTCAAGATGACTTTCTTTAGGAATAACGATAGTTCATACAGAACGTGTGGACAGTGGCATTGCAAAACATCTGATTGGTCTCAAACTTCAACCTTTGGATTCTTTAGTTTAAGAACTAATACTAATATGGACGGGATTAGGTTGGAAAGAGGCTATCAAGTTGGGAATTGGAATTATGTGGGTAAATACGCTTTAACGAAGGTTAGGGATTAATTTATGTCTGGGATAGCGCTAATTTGGGACAAAGAAACGCAGTCTCATCGTCATGGAACTGAAGAAGAAAATGCACTTGCTAATAGTCTAGCAACCGATGAAACTGCAATGGCAGGCATCTCACAATTAAATCGCATGGAAAGAAACTCTAGAATATCTGCATGTGATTGGATGGTTCTTGGTGATAGGGTCTGCTCTCAGGAATGGCTTGATTATAGGCAAGCTTTAAGGGATATTACAAGCCATGAGAGGTGGCCTGATTTAAGGCCGCAAGATTGGCCTACTGAGCCAGAATAAAATGTTTCTTAGGGGGAAGAAAAAATGCGCCAATCATGGGCATTGTTTAGTTCTGAAATATCAGAAAAAAATGTTTCAGATATAATAAATATTGGAAGACAAAATTTAGAAAGGGCCAAAACTTTTAATGACGCAGACGGTAGCGTGAGAAAGAGTTATGTTTCTTTTTTGAATGATCAATTTGAGTTGCAAAATTTTTTGTTCAATTATGTTGATCGGGTAAATCAAGAATCTTTTAATGTTAGTTTATATAACAAGGCAAACATTCAATACACGGAATATCACGGATCTGAGGGTGGGCACTACAATTGGCACCATGATGTTGATTGGAACCGTGATGATGGCTTAGATAGAAAGCTGTCAATAACCGTGCAGCTTTCAGACCCAAAAGATTATACGGGTGGCGAATTTGAGTTTAGTGAGGTTGAGAACATTCCTAGTCACTATAAGGCCAAGGGTTCTATTATTGTGTTTCCAAGTTATCTTCAGCACACAGTAAAGCCTGTAACGGCTGGATTGAGAAGAAGTTTGGTTGCTTGGTTTGAGGGACCAAGGTGGTCATAATGTTTAAAAAAAATCAAAACAAAAACATTGTTTTTTATGCTAGCGAAAAAGTTTTAGCAGCGTTTCCCTTGCCCGATAGGGCAGGAAAGTTTTTGCCAAGTTGGTATAAGTCTTGTCCTACGCATAACGGTGATTATTTTGCCAGCACTGTTAAGAGATGCATACCTTTTAGGGAGTCATTAATGAATGGCTTTATTATTCCGCTTTGGCATGACGCGCATTTTAAAATTGCGGAGGCCTCCGATGGCAAAAGTTATTTAAGTTGTGTTCAGTCAAGGGCACCAGAAAAAATTGGGCAAGAAACAGATCTGGCTGATGCCCCATCTCTACCAACAACTGGATTAATAAGTTATCATCCGTCAGAGCAGTATGCAGACTATGCGAAAATAGATAAAAAAGCGTACCCTAATTATGCTCATGTCGTGAAATTTCACAGCCCCTACACAATCCAAACTCCAAAGGGCTGGAGTATACTTATGAAGCCCGTTGCAAATGATTTCGCCTCTCCTGTGGTTCCCTTTGAAGCGGTGATTGATACTGATCGGTACTGTGGGAAAATTAATCTTCCGTGCTTTATAAGGGCACAAGAGAAAGAATTTAGTATGCCCCTTGGCACACCTCTTGTGCAAGTTATTCCTTTTAAACGTGAAAAAGTTACTATTAAACGAGAGAAGTACACTGAAGAAACACTTAAAAAATTTGATATAGAGCTGTTAAAGTTCGCTACTATGTTACAAGGGCAATATCAAAAGTTTTGGTGGCACAGAACGCAAGAGCATAACGAAAAAAGATAGTGGCTATTTGCAGCATAGGGTATTACCTGTTACATCTGGCACAAGAAAAAGCCTTGTTGCTTGGTTTGAAGGCCCAAGGTGGAAGTAGAAACAAAAAGCTAATAGTGAAAGGACACGAAGATGGCTATAAAAGTTTCAAGTGATACTGTTATCAACGACAGCAAGGAACTCCAGAACATTGCAAGTCTGGATTCTACAACAAAAACAAGTTTTATTGCGGCAAATCTAGGTATTGTTGGTGGATCTACACCTCCCACAAAAGCCACGGTAACGACAGCCACAATTCTTACAGGGGCTTCTAACGGCACCATCTATTTTATTGCACAATTTGGTACCGGAGGCTTGGGAAATATTGTTGGTATAGCCGCGGTTAGTAGTGCTAACAGTTATGTAATAGAAACAGGAAGTGATCGAGGCGCGCAAACCGGTTATGTTCCGGCTAATTATTGTTTTGGTTTTTTAGCTTCTGGAGATACTTTGACTAGAGGCTCAGGCGCTACTACTGTTGTAGTGAATTACTGGAACGTGTAGTTTATTGGCAATAGTCTATCAGATCTCTCTGCATGGTCAGGCTTATGATGCACGGGGGAAAGACTGGAATACCGTAGAGGAAGAAACGGGCTGTGTTAGAGATACACAGTGGCGTGATCCGATACTTGATAGGCCCCTGCTAATTACGGAGTTTGGGTGTGCCGTAAGCCATCTTAGGACTTGGGAGAAGATAGCCGCTTCTAACCGCAACGGCATAATCCTTGAAGAAGATGCAGTTTACGACAGCATTGACCCAAGTGCAGTAGACACTCTATTGAAAGAGCATGACAGCGTTTGGTTGGGATACCGCTTTAATACTCTTGGTTATTGGTATAATTGTCATGCTTACGCTATTAGACCAGAAACCGCCAAGAGATTGATAGAAGGCTACAAGGATGCTATCATCCCTGTAGATGAATGGGTGCCTGCCAAGCTTAAAGTTCAATCGAACTTTTTCTTTACACC